GAGGTTTTCTCCGATAATGTTAAAAAGAGTTTTATAGAATTATGGTTCTGGATAACAAGAGTAGGTAAAACTCCCAGATGAAGGTCACTCCATAGAGGTCTCCGGCATAATTTGAAAAGAACTTTAAAAGTTAAAAAGCACAAGGGGGAAAAATCTGTTCTTACATTAAAAACATAAAGAATTGGTTATGAAGAAATTAAGAATGAATTTTTACCTTAATGAGAATGAGATTAAGAAGGTAGTTAAAGAGTTATCTACTATTAATAGTTTAATAGGGGATATTAGTGGTATAGATAAAGACTTTAATAAGTTAGATGATTTTATAAGTAAGTATAATAATTTAAAACTTCCTATTAGTAAGATTCTGTTAGAGTATTTTAAAACTAAACAGGAAAAAAAGTTTATTAAGACAACACCTACTAAGAGAGAAAGACCTTTAGTCTATGAGTTTATACCTGATGTAAAGGATATCTCAGAATTAAACAGGAAGGATGGTAAGTATGTTGTGGATTACTTTAATGATGTAGTATCTGATAAGATGTATTTGGTAGCAGAGCACTATAGACAAGAGTTAAAGACTAGTAAAGCTACAGAATCAGAAAAACATTTTAAAGTAATTTTAAAGTCTTTAGGTATTAAGTATGAGTACCAACATGTTATCTTTACTGATTCTTATGGGCATTTCTTTATAGTAGATTTTTACTTGCCTGATTATAACTTGGCTATAGAAATTGATGGTGGGTATCATTATGACCACCCACAGTACGTAAAAGATAAGCAAAGGACAAAAACCCTTCTAAAGGCAATTAAATTAAAGGCTATAAGAAGATTTAAAAATAAGGATGTTATATTAGATGAATCCTTTATGAAAAAGGTTCAGAGAGTTCTTGAAGATGTTGGATTATCTAGGATGAGTACAAGTGCTTTTGCAAAATTTTTACCAGATTCTACAAAAAAGAAAAGGACTTATAATAAAAAAAGATAGAATTTTTGTATTATTTAATTTGTATTAAGCTTTTAAATGTTGTATCTTTGTACTTTAAAAATCATAGAGTATGAAAAATATTTCAAATTTTGATGAAGAGTTGTTAAGTAAGTTAGCTTTGGAGAATAGAAAGTTGAAGCAACAGATTAGGAAGAAAAGAGCTTTAAAGAAGGATTTAGATAGGAAGTATGGGGATAATAGAAAGGTAATGGATGAAATTTCCTCTTGAAGACATTTATAATTAAGTTACTTAAAAAATAGTCTTAGAGGTTGCACAGCTACTCAATTGCTTTTTGTATTAATAATGTTGTATCTTTGTAAAAATTATTAAAGTATGGTATTACAAATTGAAGTTGTTGTTATTTCTACCAATGGTAGAACTCATACCTTAGATACTATTTATCCAGAGGATAAGGTAGTTACTAAGAAGGAATTGGAGGAGTATAGGCTACAACTCCAGGACAGATATAAGCAGGACTATGATAAGGATGAGATTAATGTGTATTTTACTTACATAAATAAAAATAAAAAGGATGCAAACAAAGTTATATGATGATATAGGGAATAGTAAGGAATTTAGTAGTATTGCTGATGCTGCAAAATTTATTGGGGTAGATGAATCTTCTGTAAGAAAAGCCTTTACTAGAAATAGTTCTTGTAAGGGGTATAAGGTTTATATTAATAGAGGTGTAGAGGAAGCTAAGAAGTCTTTACTAGAAGCTATTGAGGAGTATAAAAGTGTTACTCAATCTGATGGATTACATTTGGTATTAGCTGATATGCATATTCCTTATTGTAATGAGCCTTTGATGTATAATATTATTAAGTTGATGTCTAATGAGGTATTTAGTGGGCTACATATTATTGGGGACTTCTTAGATTTATCTTCACTAGCTAGATTTGACTATGGCAAGGTTAATAAAGGTTTAACTTTATCTGAGGAATATGATGTTGGTAATAAGTGGTTAGATTTACTGACCCTCTATTTACCAGAAAATGCTAGCAAAACTTTTGTTTTTGGTAATCATGAATTACGCTGGCATAAATATATGAAGTCTTTAGAAGCTCAAAAATTTGGTAGTGCTTTAATTTCTCCTAGAATAGGTTTAAATTTAGATATTAGAAAATTTCATATAGTAGAGAATTACCCTGATGGGTATGTGGAGGTTGGGGATATACAACTAATTCATGGCATTTACTTAAATGCTAATCACCCTAAAACTCATGTACAGAAACTTAGAAGTAATTGTATGTATGGGCATACCCATAATCAGCTTATTTATAGGGAGAATGGGGTTACTGCCTATAATATAGGACACTTAGCTGATACTAACACTTCAATATTTAGTTACTCCAATAGGTTTGAGAAGATGAATTGGACTTCTGGGTTTGCTATTATAGCAATAAAAAATGGGATTTCTTATGTTACTTTAGTTGAAGTTAAGGATAATAATTTTATATTTAATAATAAATTCTATACTAATGGTTTATAAAAGGAAGGATTTCATGACTACGGAGGTATTTGTAGATGAAGATACTAAAAAAGAGTATTTAATAACTGATAGTAGTATTAATAGATACATCTTTGGCATACTTATTGTAAGTAAGATACAATATATTGAACAGGAATTAGATTCTGATAGAAATGAAAATAAAGAATCTGAAAAGAAAATTGGTTTTAGTAAGAAAGAATAGAAGAAGTAGTCTGTATAGGTTGGTGGGGTCTGGTAAAACAGACTCCATACAATCTAAATAATTAATTTAAAATGAAGAAGTTATGAAAATTCCTGTTAATTTAAATAAAGATAACTGTTATAAGAAGGTATTAGAAATATTATCTGATTATAAGCCCTTAAATGTTCTAAAGAATAGAGAGCTTGATGTACTAGCTGAGTTAAATTACTGGTTTAATTATTATGAAGATTTAGAACTGTCAATTAGACATAAAATGACTTTTGATTATGATACTAAGACTGCCATAATGGATAAACTTGGTATATCTGAGAATATTCTTAATAATAATTTATCTTCTTTAAGGAAGAAGGATTTCATTAGAGGTAGAACACTTGTACAAATATTACCTAATTTTATTAAGGCGGGTAAGGTACAAATAATGTTTGATATTACAATTGAGTAATGGATAAAAAGATAATAACTTTAATTACTAGAAGTTTTGATACTTTATTAGAGGTAGCTAATAGTAAACAAGAGCTATTAGAAGAATTTTGTAGTAATAAGGAAGGTGTTAGCTATAAATTTGAGTATTTTTTTGGTAGAGATAATTATGTATTGGATATATATTTAGTATATGAAACAAGCAATTCTTAAAACTTATATAAGGGAGCTGGCCTTAAAGTATAATTTAACTATACAAGAAGTAGAGGATATTGTAAACCTACCATTTGAATTATTACATGAGGTTATAGAAAGTGCTGATAGAGAAACTTGTGATTTTAAGACTGTTAAGATACCTAGATTCTTAAAGTTTTATGTATCAGATAATAAGAAAGGATTCTATTTAAAATTTAATAGGAGGAATAAAAAAGATGGAAAAACAGACTGAAAATTATGCACACATAGAGCAACCACCACAAGAGCAAGTACCAACATTATCAGATGATGAGGTAGATTCTATTATGAGGGGCATCAGACCCGAAGGTATGGATTTTGAAGATTTTAAAATGTATAGAAGAGAGTTTAATAAGAGAGTTAAAAATCATTTGAATGGTAGGTGGTTCTTTGTTTCCAGTACTTTAGTTACTGGAGAAGATGGTATTAGATATAGAGAAACTAAAACTTATGTAAAAGAGAAGGGGAATAAAGATGTATAAATGTGATAATGAGGAATGTAGTAAATTTAATCTAGATACAAATACCTTTGTATGGATAGAAACTAATAATGGGGAAACTACTAGAGTTAGAAAATGTGGCTTATGTGGAACTCCTGTAATTGAATTACCTAGTGAAGGTGGCCAAGCCCCTTATATTAAAACTAAGTCTTGGTTAAAAGATTGGCAATTAGTTAATGTTGGTAGAACAGCAGATGATGCAGTATTTAAACATGATAAATTTGAGGGGGGGTGAGGAATAAACTAATAATTTAAAATATGTCAGTAATAGATAATTTTGATTTTAATATAAATTTTTGGAAATTGTACCCACAATTAAAAATACCTAAAATATTTAATACTCTGTATACTAATGATAAGTCAAAGGATAAGTCCACATCGAGTAAATTGATGTGGGCTATTGCTATGTATGCAGATAATTCTAAAGCAAATAAATTTAGGAATTTATCATCTAATGACAGAAAAATGCTTATAACAAGTGATTTTCTATTTGATACTAAATTTGATTGGGGGGAATATAAAATTCATATTGAGTTATATCAAAACTTAAATATGTCTAAAGCTCAAAGAAATTTATTGGATATAGAAGATAAGTTAGAGCAAAGAGCTAAAGTACTTAAAGATGAGGAATATACAATAGATAATGCATTAGACCTTGATAAAATTATTATTAATTCTAAAGCAGTTGCTGAAGTATATAAAGTTTTAAAAGATACTGTAGAAAAAGAAGAGACTGAATCTACCACAAGAGGCGGTAGAACTGAAAGTTTATCTGAAAAAGGACTAATTTAATGAATAAATTTGAGGTAATAATACAAAACAGGAGTGCCTTTTTATTAAAAATAATTCCTCAATATCATCCAGAATCTGTTAATTATTTAACTTTTTGGAAAGAGCAGAAGAAGAGATGTATTGAAGGGTTTTGGGCACAAGATACTAAAGATAAAACATCTACTGGTGATTGGAGGTATATGCCTGCACAGCTATACTTTTATTCTAATTTTGGTACTATTCTACATAAACCTGATGGATCTCCAAAAACTACTCCTCGTGTAAAAATTAAACCTAATCTTGATGATATAGATTGGGAATTTTTTTATGCTTGGTTATATGCTAGAGGGTTTTCAGGATTTGAAGATAGTGAATATACATGTTGTAGGGAAGTAGATAAATTTGAAAGGGGTGAAGATGTTGTAGATATTCCAGAATCTGCTTATAATAAGGATGGGAGTCTAAAGAAATATAAACATGCTTATAAACTTTTACTTGGAAGACATTCTAAAAATTTAGGGAGACCTATTTATGATAATACAGCAAAGAATTTAATGCTATTAGGTACTAGGGGAGGTGGGAAAAGTTATTGGGCAAGCCAAGGTGTAATATTACATGAGGTTTTATTTGATGGGGCTAAGTACTATAACCCTGAATTACAGGAGTTCCCATTAGCTGAAATTTGTGCAGGCTCTGCTATAGGTTCAAAATCTTCTGAAATGCTACAAAAAACAGAAATGGGAATGCACAACTTAGCTGGTGTATGGAAAAAAGGTACTGTAGATGAAATACCTGCCCCATTCTATAGAAAAATGTCAGGTTCATTAGCTCCAAATAATGCTAAAAATCCTTGGAAATTTGAATATGAGAAGAAGATAAGCGGTGAATGGAAGAAAGTAGGAACTGGTAGTAATGTAAAGCATGTTATATATACTATAGAAAATCCAGAAGCTGCTGCTGGGGGTAGGTATTCTGTAATAGTAGTAGAAGAAATTGGCCTGACCCCTAACTTATTAACTATACATGGTTCTAATGATGCTACTATGTATATTGAGCATAAATTTGGGAGTGCTTTATATATAGGTACTGGTGGTAATATAGAAAAAATTGTAGAATCTGAGGTAATTTTTAGAGACCCAGCAGGTTATGATATGTTAGAATTTGATGATACCTGGGAAAATACTGGTAAAATTGGGTTATTTATTCCAGCTCATAGGGGAGATAGAAAATTTAAAGATTCTGAGGGGAATACTAAGGTGGTAGAAGCCCAAAAGTATTATGAGAAGAGGAGAGAAATAAAACGAAAAGCTAAATCTTCTACCGCAATAGAGTTAGAGCAAATGAATTATCCAGAGAAACCCTCTGAAATATTTTTAAATAAGGTAGTAAATAAATTTGCAGTTAGAGATGCTAAAGCTAGATTAGCCGAATTAATGGGGGCTAGTACTTTATTAGACGCTTCATATCGAGGACACTTTGATATAGTAGATGATATTGTAAAATTTAATAATACTAATGCTATCCCTATTAGGGAATACCCTATAACAAATAAAAATGCTGATCTAGAGGGGTGTGTTGAAATATGGGCTAGCCCAATTAGGGATGAAAGTGGTAATGTACCTTATGGTAGATATATAGCCTCTCTTGATCCTATTGATGATGATGATAATAAGGATGTTACAAGGTCTTTACAATCTTTTTGGGTGTTAGATTTATGGACAGATAATCTTGTATTAGAGTATACAGGTAGAACAAGGTTAGCTAAAGAGTTTTATGAGCAATGTAGGAGAGCCTTACTTTTTTATAATGCTTTACTGTTGTATGAAAATCAGAAGAAGGGGGTATTTCAATACTTAGAAACAGTTAATTCCGTACACTTACTGGCGGATACTCCAGCTTATCTTAAAGATATGGACATGCAGAAAATTTCAAATGTTGGTAATAGGGCTAAAGGTACATATGCTACTGATGCACTAAATGCCTATGCCTTAGACCTATTGGTTGGCTGGACAGATTCATTAATACATCCAGATTCGAGTATGTCAAGAATGATGGGAATTAAAAGCCCAGCTTTACTAAAAGAAATTATTTTCTTTTCTAGAGGTAAGAATACAGATAGAATATCATCACTATTAATAATGATGTTATATAGAGAGTCTAAGATTAAATATGTTGAGAGTGCCAAAAAACCAGTCAAAACTATAAATAATGACCCATTATGGGATAAAATATATAACAGAAAAGCCATGTTAGGAAGTAGAAAAAACTCTATATTTTCTAATATAAAATAAAATTGAATTATTAACTTTGTAAGTTAAACTATGTATATATGTATTCATTTATAAATGCTAAATTTCCTGCTCAAAAAAAACCTATTAGTCAAAAAGGAGAAAAATGGGTAAAGGAATGTATTGATGGGGGTTTAGGGATGGTTTTAAATGACTCTGACACAAGACTTAGAGCCACAAAGAATAATATACGAGCTAATTATAATCTAATTGCTGGTATAGTAGACCCTAAAGATGTTGAAGAAACAATAAATCCTTTTGGATTGGATATGAAAAATTATCCTAATAGTGTTACCCACTTTCCTATAATAAATAATAAATTAAATGTTTTAATTGGTGAAGAAGCTTCTATGTTATTTAACTGGAGGCTTCATGTAACTAATGAAGATGCTGTATCGGATAAGGAGAAGTTTATTAAGCAGACTATGCTAGATGATTTGATGGCTATTGCTTTATCTAATATACCTGAAGACCAGAAGGAACAAGCTGCTGAAAAGAAAGCTGCTGAATTACAGAAATGGGGTAAATATGAAGCTCAAGATATTAGAGAAAGAATTGGTACTCAGATACTTAAACATTTATGGCAAGAACAAAAACTTAGACTTAAATTTAATCAAGGATTTAAAGATTGGTTAATTGCAGGAGAAGAGATTTATTATATAGATGTTATTGGTAATAAACCTATTGTAAGAAGGTGTGACCCACAATCTGTATATACTGTAGGTATGGGTAACTCTCCATATATTGAAGATGCTGAGGTTATTGTAGAAGATACTTATCAACCTCCTAGCTGGATTATTGATAATTATTATGATTATTTAACTCCTACTCAAATAGATAAAATTGAGAGTGGTAAATTAATGTATGATGGTGAAGGTGAAGGTAATAGTCTTATAAACTATCCTAATGCTGATGTTGTAGAGGGCTACTTCTTAGGTAAACCTGATTATGGTGATAATTCTATATATGTACCTTTACATGGAACTAATGCTTTATATGATGCTGATGGTAATATTAGGGTAGCTGTAGTAACTTGGAAGAGCCGTAGACTAATTCAAATAGTAGAGTCATTTGATGAAAATGGGTATAAAGTAAGGGATTTATTTGATGAGTCAATGGAATTTCCTAAAGAGTTAGGTTTGAATATTAAAAAGTTATGGATTAATGAGTGGTGGCAGGGTACTAAAATTGGAGGTAGTATTTATATTAAGTATGGGCCTAAGTCTACTCAAATGAGGAGTATGGATAACCTATCTATGTGTAAATCAGGATATGTAGGTACTATCTGTAACACTTCTTTATCTAAAGCAAGAAGTTTAGTAGATATTATGAAGCCTTATAATTATGCTTATAACACTGTTGCTTACAGATTAGATAAAGCTATGGCTAGGTACAAGGGCCCAATGATTGAGGTAGACTTTGCTAAAATGCCTGAAGGTTGGGATGCAGAGAAGTGGTTATATATGGCTGAAGAGTCTGCTTATTTATTTGTAGATAGTTTTAAAGAAGGTGCTAAAGGAGCTGCACAAGGTAAACTAGCAGGGCACTTTAATACTACAGGTAAAATACTTAACCCAGAGATGGGGAATTATATTAGAGATTTAAGAGAACAGTTAATGTTTATTCAACAAGAATTAGATTCTGTATCTGGTATTACAAGACAAAGAGAAGGGTCTATTGATAATAGAGAAACTGTTGGAGGTGTGGAAAGAGCTGTAACTCAATCTAGCCATTCTACTAGAGAGTTATTTTATGTACATGAGCAAACTAAATTAAGAGTATTAGAAACATTATTAGATGTTGCTAAAGCTGCTTATGAAGATGATAACATTATATTACAATATATAGCAGATGCTGATTTAGCTCAGGAAATATATAAGATTGATGGACACCAGTTTAGAGAAGCTGATTATGGTTTAACTATGGCTGATGGGCTACAATATACTGACATGAAGAATACTTTAATTCAACTTGCACATGCTGGTATTCAGAATGGTATACTTAATTTCTCTAAGTTTATTGATATTTATATGTCAGAAGATATTGCATCTACCAGACGTAAAATTGAACAATACGAAGAAGAAGTTATTCAACAACAACAGCAGCAGGCTGAAGCAGAACAAAAACATGCTCAAGAGTTGTTACAAATGGAAATAGAGAATAGAGAAGATATGCAAGCTCACCAGATGGAAATAGAGACTTTAAAATCTAATACTCAGATAGAATTAAAGCTTATGGAATTAGAAGCAAGAGCTAATGAAGCATCTATGAAAGAAGTTCCTGAAGAAGATAATTCTTTAGAAGTTGCTAAATTAGAACATACTATTAATAAAGATTTGGAAGATACTTTTTTAAAAAGAAAACAGCTTCAAGAAACTGTTAGAGCTGCTATAGTTAAAGAGAAGCAGAAAGAAGAAGAATTAGTCATTAAAAAGAAAATAGCTAATCGTCCAGTTAAAACATCTAAATAATGAATTATTCTGATAAGCTAGCATTAATTAGAGAATATAAGAAACAGGGAGGTAATGGAAGTTATCTCTCTGTACTTCAGTCTTATGCTGA